ATCCCCTAGAGCACCTAGCTCATCCCAATCAAATCGGCCTGTATCCTGAAACGTGCTTTTCTCTGAGTCCCAGAAGACCTTAAAAAACTCTTTCCCATCTCCACCCCACTACCAATTTGTCCCACCCGGGGGTGGGGGCCATGCTTATCTACGCAGTGTGTTACTACGCGGTGCGTTGGTGGCGTGAGGGTACGCGAGGTGGTCTCTCACTCACACTCTCTCCTCGCACTACACATCACTACCCACATCAGTATTACTAATAGGTACATGGATAGCGTAGTATATTACCTACTGACTGCATACCACAACACTGGCGCGTGAGTCACGTGTGCACTGTATATCTGTCTTACGAACGACTACGTCAGTAAACGTTAATAACGAATCAGCTCGTTTATGTTATTAACAGCTTTTGTTAATAAACTGTCACTCATAAGTTACACATCGCTTTAAATGTCCATTATGAGACACATTAAGGCCGTATTTGCGCATTATAATACCCATTCACTGCGTGTGGCGCGTGGTGGCGTACCCATATCTATACGCATTCGTGTGTTATTAAGACATAAGTAGCTATGCATTAGCCATTAAGTCTAGTTATGGTGTTATATACATTACCTTATTCTGTGCGTATCTATATCTCTACGCATACTGACTTAGAGCTTTGCTAATGTATTGGATTGCAATACGATCGTATGTGTCAGTAACACAATCTCTTAATAACGTTTTGAGTCATTTTCGTTATTATCAATGTATGTATAATACTCGTGTAACTAACTATCCTTATACTCGGCGTCTTGATCTTTGTCTTGGTTTACCATTAACCATGTGTAATGGGTTAACACTGATGATTGGTGCAAGCGCCAATAACCAATCAACCTTATCCAACACTCTAAGTGTTTTAACTAGTGTTTTTAGAGTGGCACCTTTGCCGCCTTCTAGGTTTCTGAGGGCGTTCTCACTGATGCCGGCTTTTTCGCAAAGGGTTTGCCGATCCAAATTCCTCTGTAGGCGAAGAGTTTTAACGCTGTTCGCTATCTCTATTTCTAACGGATCTTGTTCTACTAAGTCGCCATTAACTACGTTGTAATTTGTTTTTACTTTAATAAACTGTTTTAGTTTATAAGACGGTTTAAACCACTCTCCGAATAACCTGATACTATTGAACTTATAGTGAAGTTCCTCTTCGTCTTTAAGTCCACCTTCCATCACCCCTAATAATGTAAGTTTATTTGGATTACTGGTTTGTAAAGATTTAAGTCGCTTATAAGGCGCACTTCGTGTGTAACCTATTTTAATAGGTCCTCTTTCGTCTTGAATAAAGTATATCATACCACCCCTACTATTAGGGTATGTTAACAATGACAGGAACTCAAGACAATTAACGTCACAATGACTGACAACGAGAACATGTAATACCTGACACACTCACTGATAGTATTAGGGATTGTGCTGGCATCATGTATGCATTATACTAGTGTATGACTATCGCACTATTACTCTTCTCAGTATGTTCTTTAATGGGCTTAATGGAATAGAGGTGGATATGAAACGCTTAATGATTAAGATCGGTATTCACGGCAAGAGACACATTGTACGTCATGCTCGTATCCTTGAGTGGATGCATAACAACGGTTTGGGTGTATGACTTCGCGTATAATTAAGTCTAAATGCCTAAGGTGTTCTAAGCTGATACCTAAAAACACCTATAAACGACTCTGTGATGGATGTCACAAGTATATAGTTCAGTTTAACGCTCAGTCGCCCACACCACCTGAGCATAAGCGTCAGCATGATGAGTTTAAGGGTACAGTGTGGAAGATTAAATAGCCAACAGCGAATATAGGAGGGAATATGAACGATTTAATTGTTATGATTTATCTAGCAGCGATATCAGCTAATGTCCCGCCTCACGTGGCGCTAGCAATCGCTATGACTGAGAGTAACCTTAACCCTAAAGCTGTTGGGACTAAGGGAGACACAGGTTTGTTCCAAATTCGCCATGAATTAGTTCGAGAAACACAATCAGAGCTGTTTCACCCTGAAGTAAACACTAAAGCCGCTCTTAAGATCATGAAGAACGCAATGCGTGGTTGTGGTCACTATAACGAAGGCTGGGTGATCTGCTATAACCGTGGTGTTACTGGTGGTAAGCGTGTTGTTGATTACAAAGCTGATTCATATTATCGTAAGGTAACGAGACGTGCTGCGTGCCTAAAGGGCCTTGGCTATAGACGTATTGCATCGAATTTAACGAATTTGAAAGGATGTTATTGATATGTTTCCATTATTAGCATTTAAGGATTTAGATTTTAAAAGAGATAAGGCACGATTTGAAAGAGTGTTTATTTTAATAGCGCTAAAGAAAAACAAATGGAAGATAAACGCCACAGCCAGGGCTGCACGAATATCAAAATGGACCCTTTTAAGAAAAATGAAGCGTTATGGAATAATTATATGATCTGGTTCACAATTAAGAAAGCAAACAAAGTGATATTGAGGGTAAATCTTATGTTATTAGCTGTGTTGTTAGTGTTGATATTAGGTGCTGTGTCATTCAGTTTATCGTGAGGATATATGAAACGAAAACGAAAATACGAAGCAGAGCTGTTTGAGTTCTTTAATAGAGATTATGGTTTTGCCCCAAGCACAATTAAAATCTATCAAGGTGTTGGCCGTGATGCTGATGTAATTGAAGTTTTAGTTCTTTCTCGTTTGTTTAAATACATGTCATTGGCCAATCGCTTTTCTCTTTTAAAAACTGCATGCAAATGGATTGGGTTAGAAGAAAAAGCCACGCTTATCTATCGCCCATATACTCCACGTGAGTATGACGATTTTGGTCACACTGACTGACAATGATACAGTGTCCAATAAGACACAGCCACGATATTATTAAATAATCCTTTGGCACATCCAATGCATTACCTATATGTATGGAAACACAAATTAACAAAGAACAGATGTTGGTGATAGTGAACTACAAGATCTCTCACTACGAATACTGGAGACTTGTTAACCTTGGATTCACAGTAGTGTTCGTCTCTAAGAGAGCACAAAAGAAAGGTCAGGTTTGTTTGTTATGCGAATGATTATTGGATTCGTAATGGGTTTAGTTGCTGCTACAGTTGTATTAAACGGCGGCATTAAGTTTGGTGTGTTTGTATCACCAGACACAGTTAAAAAAGCATTTAGCCACAAATAAGGAGATTATATGCGTACCTTGATACTATCATTTGCCCTTAGCACAGTGTTGTCAGTATTAGCTGTAGTTGTGTTATTTAATCTTTATACTAACGTTCCATTGTTTTCTTTTTAAGGAGACTATATGAATCAGATATTAATCATCTCTCCTGCACCGTGTGGTGATGGGCACGATGACCCAGACTATGTGATCTGTGACTTCTGTAGCACATGGCTTGAAGTTGGTGTTGATATGTTTACTCGTGATAAACAAACGAGAGAAATCGAATGCGAAGAGTGTTACTACAAGAACCTTGAATGCGAAGAACTATCTGCGAAAGGACAACACAATGAATAACCAGAATGAAGTGTTAACAATTATTAACAATGAAACATATTTAATAACGACCAAAGTTGCAAGGCCATGGCAACCATACCAAGTAACGATGTCAAAACGTTCTGGACCATTTAGCTGGTATGACATCCCATTAGAGTTCTCTTCGATGGACGAGGCTTTATTATATCTTAAGGGGGCTGTATGACACTTGCTGAATTAGAATTAGAATTGTCGCTTGTTAGTGAGCTTGCTGCTAAAGGAGACATTAATCCAGTTGATGCTGCGGTGTTGATTATCGAATTGCAACGTAGTATCATTAATCAGTTACATAACGAACTAAACCAAAGGAAAATCGCATGAAATTAAATAGTAAACTAATAAAAGAAGTGTCCATATTTAGCTTAGCCGTGCTTACGTTGATTATCGCATCATTCGGGTGTGGAAGGGGGGCTACAGGAAATCCAGGAGCACAGGGCCCGCGAGGAGAACAGGGTTCGCAGGGCATTCCCGGTCCCACATACTCACCTATTCAGTTATGTCCTGGCTTTGTGCCACTGTATCCAAGCGTGTTTCCAGAATACGGAGTATGCATTAATAACGAACTATACGGTGTGTACAGTGCGAATGGTGGGTTCTTAACTAAGATACTACAAGGAACATGGACTTCTAACGGTATCAACGCCAGCTGTACTTTGACTGTAGGCCCTAACTGCGCGGTGAGTAACTGATATGCATAAGCTTGAGATTTATATCACAGGCGCCATTAGCTTCGAGACCATGAGGGTCTTGAAAGCAATGGGATACAGAATCAATTTAATCTCTAAGCGTAAATACTACGTTTAGATAACAAAGAGGGGGAGATATGACTACGTTACAAAAGATGATCATGGCTTTAGATGAAGAGAGAATGAGAACTGAATTCGGAACACCACTATACAACACTTTGACTAATGTGATTAATGAGCTTATTGATGCTAGAGATAATGCAGAAGAAGCTAAGCAGGATGACCCGCAAGAGATGTTTAAGTTCGTGGGTAACTCATGACTGGGAATAACCCAAAAGTCTGGGTGGTTTTATTATGGGACGGTAAATCGTGTAGAGAAGTATTTGAGGCTGTGTTTACCACAGAGACACTAGCACAAAAATATACTAATAACAGGATGACTATAAACCCAGATTTAGCTTTTTGTATTATCGATGCGGAGTTAGACTCAGAAGAGGGGGATTTGTGACTAAAAAGATATATGTTATTACAAGCGGTGAATACTCAGATTATGGAATTGAAGCTGTATTTACTACTGAGGAACTAGCAAAACAGTGGATTGGAGAAGATACTCACAAGAGTGGGTATTGTAAGTATAACATAGAAGAATATGACCTAGATAGTCTTGCTCATCGAAGAGTTCCCGCACATAGCCGGATAGAAATGGAGATTGGATCAGGAAAAGTACTATTCATCGAGAAACAGTTTTACCCTGCGAGTACAGACAAATATGGTGTTTATGGTGAACTGGGTACTGTGTACGTTAGCTTAAAGTGTGATACGATTACTGTTTACTTAGATCATGAGTACACTTATGATAGAATGACAAAGATAGCGTCCGAAGTAAGAACACAATTTCTGTATTACAAAGATGACATTTTAAAACATATTATTGATAATGGAAAACCCAGTAAGTTTTTAAATTGGTTTACTCTTAACCAAAGAAATTTACTACACGTGATTGAATTAGATAACCCTGAATATAGGAAGGACAGTGGAGTATGATTACATTTCTAGACGGCGTCTGTCCTAAGCCCTACACAGGGACAACGCTAAGAACCGAAGGTATGGGGGGTACAGAGGCTACGGTAGTGCGTATCTCTGAGGCACTGGTATCTAATGCTATTAGTGCTGTTAATGTCCAACAACGTGGTAGAACCGAGGCTGAAGTAGTCTACGGTGTTACTTACACGCCGGTAGATAAGCCTACTGGAAGTGTAGTGGTACTAAGGGATCCTCGTCTTGCTATCGAGGTCGCTAAGTACAACAAGAAAGGACGTACCTATCTCTGGATGCATGATCTAGCAGACAACTCGTTTGCTGAGCTTGCCCCTGAGCTTCGTAACCTAGGTATCCTTGTTATCTCTGTCTCTGACTTCCATAAGCACCAGATCTTAGACATTGTTAAGAGAAACACATCATTCGCGGGTCCTCTATACCTTAAGACGGTATATAACCCAGTAGATGACTCATACTCAGTAGATGAGACACAGTATGATAAGAACAAGCTCGTATTCACTGCATCCCCCCATAAGGGGTTAGAGGGCACACTTAAACTGTTTCAGTTGGTTAAACAGAACTTCAACCCTGATTTCACGTTACACATATTTAATCCGGGCTATTACCCTGATATTAACACGGATATACCTGGGGTAGTGGTACATGGTTCAAAGCCTCACCACGAGGTTATTAAGCATGTTAGAGAGTCTTTAGCGGTGTTCTATATCAACACAGTATTCCCTGAGACCTTTGGATTGATCCTAGCTGAGGCGAATGCTGTAGGTACGCCCTTTATTACACACCTTATGGGTGCAGCTAACGAGGTCTCGTCTCATCCTAATCAAGTCATGGACGTACGTGACGCTAAAGCTGTCATTAATAGACTCATGACATGGCATCAAGGGTACAGGCCGATTGTTGCCCTTAAAAAGGAGTTCAGGATGTCGAATGTGATTCAATCATGGAAGAAACTTCTGTCATGAACATTTACAAACAATACACGTCTGCTAGACTTAAATGGCTAATTAAGAAATGGAAAGAATCGCTAGAACCCGCAGTAGACGCTGCTTTGGCATATAAAAAAGGTATCAGTGACGCAACAAAAGAACTACAAAGGAGAAAACGTGTCAGACAAACAGGGCGTAAAGCACGATCAAGGTAAACCACAGCTATCCATGATATCTAAAGAGCTGCTAGATCAGGTAGCAGCAGTTCGGGTCTTTGGTGCTTCCAAGTACGCTAGAGATAATTGGCGATTGGGTTTTAAGTACAGTCGTTCTCTTGACGCGGCTCTTAGACACATTTACGCTTTTAATGAAGGACAGAATACGGATCCTGAATCAGGACTAAGCCACATCGCTCACGCTGTGTGTTGCCTTGAGCACTTGTTGAATGACATTAAGAACCATCCAGAAAATGATGATAGATATAAGGAGAAACCATGAACGCAAAAGAAGCGTACTTAATCTCAATACTTAAAAACATTATAGAGGGAATAAATAGTACAGCGAACAGTGGTAAGTTTAGTATGACAGCTGAGATCCATCACGAAGAGACCATCGAGACTCTAAGAAGTCTGGGTTACGTCGTTGCTCAACCAGAGCACGTGTTTTTACCTAGTTGTATTCATTATGAAGTCAGTTGGTTTTACTCTACTTAAGATCGAAGTTATCAACTAAGAACTTATAGATAGCTTTCTCTAATGTATACACCATCGGATGGGACAACTTGAGTTTGTATTCTCTCTCGGCGCCATGGAGGGCTTCGTGGATAAGCGTCTTAAGAAGCTCACGTTTGGATAATCCAGAACGTATCACAATTTCTCTGTTAGCTATGTCGCATTCTCCAAAGTCTTTAAAGCCCTTAACGAACTCAAGCTCGTAATACTTCTTGTTTATCTTTATTCTGCTAGGGTAGTCTTTTTCATCTGGGAGTTTCATGAATCCATCTCGTTTAAATTACGCTTTTTAATAATATCGAGTTCGCCCTCGTACATAAGATAATCACCAACAGCATCTACAATCTCTTGAGCAGTAAGCTCTTTATGATCATCGGATTCGACTTCAACAAACCACTTAGTCCGTAGTGCATTATAAGTCACGTAGCAGGTTACTGAGCGCATATTATTCTGATTTAATCCTATCGATGACGTCGATTAAAGACTTATGCTTAGCTTCTAGTACCTCTTTCATAGCATCTAAGGCGAGTACTGCTACCTCTAGCTTAAACATCACATAGTATAAGTCGTCTGCATATGGGTTATAGCCAGGCACCTTCTCTTCAATAGCTACTCGTTTAGAAAGCTTAGCTGAGATTTCTTCGATACGTTTATTCATACTTTCTTACTCGCTGTGTGGGCAACGTGGAAATGCTCAACGTTACCTGAGATCTTATGGTACAGCGCTGTTGGAAGCCCGGAAGGGTTCTTAAAATTATTATTAAGATAGTTTAACAGTTGTTTAATCTCAGCTTCCGTATAGATCCTGGATCGTAGGTCAAAGGCGTTACCAAAGAGGTGTGGGGAGGTCTTGGGGCGTTTCTCCGCAGGAGTTGCGGAGTATAGCGCGTCAAACTCCGCACGAGTTCGGAGGACCTCTGTAACTACAACGTCTTTGTTAAAGGCGTTTAGAACGAACGTTGCGGTCTTAATACCGATATCATACAGTCCTGGGTTATTAGTCTGTAGCTCCCCAAATTCCGTCTCTTGTCTCGTCGTCTTGAACTTCAGATTGCTGGGTAGGTTGTTCGTCATAATAGTCCACCTTTTCGTATTTCTTTATTTTACCGAAACTTCTACAAATCGGGCATCTCCACTTAGGAGTATATGGGTTAGGTTCATATAACAGCTTCTCTTTCTGACCACAGTATGTACATTCTTGGTAGAACACAGTGCTAGTCTTCAAAGGGTTCTCCTGACTCCTTAACCTCGATGACTTTCTCGTTAATCCCACCTGGTAGTACTACAGTGATATTAGTATCCTGGGGTTTCTCTTCCATACGCTCGATACCCACAGCTCTAAATACCGTCTTTGCTGCTTCTAGGTCATTATCATCCAGGCGCGCTTCTACTACCTTTATGGCCTTACTAACAAGCTTAGCTAGTCCATTACGCCCAGTTTCAATCACAGCCCCTAGCTCATGGTTTGCTTGAGCCTGGAGCATGTTCTGGAAGAATTCACTGTTCTTTATTCGGCCGATAATGTGTCTAGAGATACCGAACTGCTCAGCCATTACAGTGATAGGTGTAAGGGGATCTACGAGCATAATAGCTACCATCTTCTTAGCTATAATATCTTTCTCTAGATCAGAGAGCTTCTTAGGTTTATTGTCTTCAGACATCGTCATTCCAATCCGTAGGTATTAACAATATAATAACAATTAAGGATAAACAAAACAATCCCCAAAGTATAGCGGCAGAGTCGGGTGTCACAGGGTTTCCAGGAACGTCTTAAGAGCCGCAAGTGGGATAAACCCACCTTCATGCATCTCGTTACCTGAGTTAATAACCCCTACAAGCGCACCGTCTTGGTCAGTAATAGGAGAACCCGAGTTACCTGGATAGATAACGGCAGAGGTTTGGCTAAGCTCCATGGACCAGACACAATATACATTCCAGAGCACTGGTACTTCTCTTTGGCCAGCTGGGCACTTATCTCCGGACCTTGGACCACCGATCTCAACTACCTCATCACCAAGGTAATAGCCTCTAGAGACCTTCTGAGGATATAGAAGTGGATGTCCCAGTACATACAGCTCCTGGAAACGATTAGGTGCTTTACCGAACTTCAGTGAGTCCCCTGGAATAGGTAGCAAAGCACACAGATCATTAACACCGTCTACCTTCAATACTGGTAGGATATACTGAGTAAGTTCGGTTCCGCGTTGAGCCAGCATTGATTGAGCTGATCCACACACATGAGCATTAGTGACTAAGTAAGGATTACCAGATGAACCATCTACTAGAAACCCTGTACCACCTCCACCTTCGAGGCGTGTTACTTTAACTACGGATTTACTAAGCTTTGAGTAAGGTGTTCTGTTGATAGAAGCGACTGAGTAAGCTACTACAGCTAATAGAAAAAGAGTCAAGAACTTCAATACATTTTGAAACATATAATCTCCCTAAGTCAAGTGTGACACAGGAGTTGTATAATTCAAGTACTATTTATGTATTAGTAGTCTATTTATGTGTAGACTTTGTGTTGCTAGTTGTCTACATATGTGTTGACTAATCTCGTATGATTCTTGCATTAGAACACGATTGTTAAAGCCAATGCGTTGCTAGTGTTATTCTGTAGTAAGTGTTATCTTGTAACAAAGCGTTACAAACATAACCCTATATGAAAGGGTGATACGTAGCTATGTTCCAGCGTGTCCCAACACGTTAAACATGCATGTACTAGTATTAGGTAGCATATAAAACACAATCTGTCAAATATCTTTTTAACAATGTAAATACCAAAACTTACACGGATGTTTATGTACCTTGTTTTAGAATTATTACTGTGCTAGCGTTTTAGTATGACTAGAACTAACCTAGATGAGTACTATAAGAACTACTACATCGATCATGGTAAAGACTCGTATATGATGGGTACAACAGGAATGACCTCCCGTGTACTAACACTAATGGATTGGATAAAGAAATATACCCCTGAGAATGGTACTGTGCTAGACATCGGGTGTGGAGACGGCCATTTATCAACACTACTTCCAGATTATAAATGGGTAGGTTTGGATATTAATACTAGCCAAGCACAAGGAAAAACAATCCAGGCTATTGACCACGACATCATGGTTGCCCCGTATCCCATCGCTACAGGCTCTATAGATACCGTGGTTTGTAGTGAGGTACTGGAGCATGTCTTTGACCTACGAATCGTGCACAAGGAGGCAAAGCGTGTCTTAAAACGGGAAGGAACCTATATCGTCTCAACCCCTAACTACGACTGGGTAGATCACTTCCTAGCACAGTACAGACAGCTTCTATTCGATGAGAACAAGCCTCACCTATTTGAGCATATCCGTCAGTATAACTTTGCTACTCATAAGAGGTTCTTAAACATGGCGGGATTCGGCGTGATTGAGCACACCGGAGCTGATGGTCAGTACTCAGGGATGCACTATCCTGCTATGCAAGTGCTAGCCAAAGAGCTTAATATTGAGCTAGGTAAAGCGGATCAGATTATGGGACGGATGTTCCCTACGTGGATGCATACCATAGTCCTAGCCTCAAAAAAGGTTTAATATGTGTACTTCTTGTCAAATTGATAACGTGACACTTTGGACAGGTTTTTGTCCTAAGTGCTACTATAAAAACTGGAAGCTTAGAAACAAAGATAAGGTAAAAGGATACCGCGTTAAGCACGCAGAAAATATAAAGCTCAGTAAGATTCGATACAATACTGCTAATAAAGATAGCATTAGACTTAAAAGAAAACAGTACTACCTTAGACATAAGGAACAGATTAGTAAACAAAGAAAAGAATATTATAGTAATACTAAAGAGTATCACAATAAAATGGCAAGAAGGTACTATGAACAAAATAAAGATAAATTACAAGCTATGAATCGCCAGTATTACCACAACACAAAACATACAGAAAAGCATAAAATTAATTATAGATCAAGGGTAGCGCTTAGAAATGCTCGTAGACTACAAGCTACTCCTAAATGGGCAGATCTGGCGGCTATTAAGGAAATATATAAAAGCTGCCCTAAGGGTTACCACGTAGATCACATTGTGCCTTTGAAGGGCAAAAACGTTTCTGGGCTCCACGTTTCCTGGAATCTTCAGCACCTTACGGCTATTGAAAACCAAAGAAAGAACAATAAAGTATGAAAGACTATAGTTGGTCCTACTCTGCATATTCCTCCGCCCTTAGATGCCTTAAGGAGTTTGATTACACCTATATCCAGAAGATCCCTGAGGCCGCTACAGACTCGGATCTACGCTTCGGTACAGCCCTACACGGGGCTTTAAACGAAACGATTAGTGGTGGAGATGGGAAAGAGTTTTTTAAGGTCTTCTGGGACTCAGAGAAAAGCACGTTTCAGGATACAGGCCGATTTGATTGGGATGAGCTAGGTGCTCTAGGGGATAAGTTTTTAAACACGTTTGGGAGAAAATATGCGAAAGAACTCGTTGTCGAAGAAGCGGAAGTCCGTGCGTACTCAGAGTACAAAGGGATTAAAATCGAAGGAACTGCCGATTTCATCGGAACATTTAAAGGTAGGAAGTGCGTTTTGGATTTCAAATCCTCATCTTACAACTACAAATCAGATAAGAGCGTTGTGGCTCTGCAGTTATATCTATACGCTTACCTTGCAAAGTCTAAACTTGGTTTCGTTCCTGAGACGCTATGTTACTTGGTTTTTAACAAAGGACTCGGGACCATTCAGGTATTGGAATGGGACTTTGACGGAGATAAGCAGACTGAGGCGCTTGATCAAATGGTCGAGTACGTTCGAACAATACAGAAAGAACAGCAAAGCTACCCAAAGAACTATAACTCGTGTCTAATAGGAACTAGGAAATGTAAATATTGGAGTAAGTGTCATGGATAAACTAATCCCTAACCTAAAAGTCTACTGCTCAGATGTAGATGACACACTAGTAATGCACGATTTATCAGAGTACCCTAAAGAGTCTCAAATAACCGTTAACTACACTAATGGTCCTATGGTATTAGTACCTAACAAAAAGCACATTAATCTCTTGATTAAATTCTATAAGCTAGGATACCATGTTGTAGTGTGGAGTAGAACAGGTGGGGATTGGGCGCAGTTAGTATCCCAATCATTAGGTATTGATCAGTACGTTAATACCTATATGACAAAACCGCTTTTTATAGCAGATGATAAAGTACCAGACGAATGGCTTACAACGATTTATAGAGGAGAGTAATATGAAAGTAACAAAAGAAACACTAGACAGTCTTGAAACCCTATCCAAACTTGGTGAGGTGACTATTTCGCTAACACCGTTAGTTGATGAACATGGTACTAAATATACTAGTATGGTTGTTAAACCCGCTAACAACATGCGTGAATTCGCCCGAAACGGTGGTAAACTAGTAGTATTTAATTTAGAGGAGAGTGAATGACATACCTAATTGGCGGTTTCATTGTATTTTTATTATTCGCGCTATACGTTTTAGCGAGCTCGATTACGGACACCAGAAGCGAGCTCTATGCTCTTAGGAGAGAGGTAGAATTTTTAGAAAAACGGGAGAATGCTAGTATGCATGATCTTAGTTTATTAAAACAGCGTGTAATCAAGGATACGAGTAGAATCTTTAAACGCTTAAAGATGGACGAGTAAATGAAGGTACACAAGATTAAAAAGAAGTGGTATTCAGACCTTTCTCAGATGCTTAAAGACGTAGGAGCAGTAGAGGGATTAATGGGTTATCCTGGCTTTGTATACTGGTCCGCTAAGGACGAAGAGAAGTCCAAGAAAGCCATTAGAAAAGCATTTAAGGATAAATACGGCTACATGTCAGACAGAAGCTTAGACAGTGGCGTTGGTATGGAGTACTTACAGTACGGCCCTAACTCTGCTCTTGAAGATGTTTTGAAACCAGGGTATCTAGTAGTTGATACTAGAGCTATTAAGGAAGGTGACTAATGAGTAAAACATACGAAGAAGTAGTTAAAGAACTTGATGCTAAGATTCCTAGAGATGCTATCGCAGAGCGTGATGGAGGCGGCGGTCGTAAACTAAGTTATTTGGAGGGACATTATGTTATTGACAGGCTTAATAAAGTTTTGGGCCCCGGTAACTGGGCATATACCTCTGACGCGACCCTCGCTCATCAGGGCACCATTCCCGGCCGTTCGGGTGAGACATACTCCGTTCATTACATTACTAAGGTTCGGTTGGTCGTCTCAATCGGCGACACCTCTACAGAATTCACAGATTACGGATATGGGGATGGGTCTGACCGAAACAATCCTGGAAAAGCGCACGAATTAGCAATTAAGGAATCCGTAACAGACGGCCTTAAGCGTTGTGCCAAGAACCTAGGCATGTCTATGGGTCTAGCATTATATGATAAATCACAGGAGAACGTAGAGGAGTTTATTCCTGCGCCTGTACAACAAGCTAAGGTTGTTACTCCGTCTCCGATTCAAACTCGAGATGAGGCCCTTAACACCATTAAAACGTGTGTAAATGTTATTCTCGGCAAGAAGTTAAAGACGAAAGAAGACCTACAAGCAATGGTTGCTAAGTACGGAGTTGACAGAAGTTCGTTGTTAAGTCAGACTGATTCAGTAACGTTCTTGAATGAATTAAAGGAGATCTTGAAATGAGTGATCAACAAACGACAGAAAAGAAGAAATACCCACGCACCGTAGCCCCTCTTTGGAAAACTAAAAAAGAAGGCGGATACTGGATGAGTAGTATTGTAATCAACCAAGAGATGCTCGACACTTTTAAATTCATTATCGAGCAAGGTGTTGGCGGCTCGTTGTCGGTGCGCCCGTTCTCGTTCGGTAAGAACGCAACAAGCCCTCACGCGTATCTTGAGTACGTAGAGCCAGCCGACGTAGCTGCTTTCCGTAAGCGCTTAGCAGAAATGAAAGCTCAGGCACCAGTTAGCACAGATTCCGATATCTAAGATTATGTGCAGCAGCTCGGGAAACTAACAACGGACTAATACTCTGTCCCCGTACACTCATCCAGTACGGTACGTTTAGAGACGAGCAGGATATGAACCAAAGAACTTCGCCTGGATGGGCAAGCGTTCGGTAATACAGTCCCGAAGGTGTCCGAGTAGTAATACTCTAAGCCTTGGTGGAGTCGTGACCACCTGCACTTAAAGTTAATCATAGGTTCCATAGTTAACGTTTGGGGGAGATATGAAAAATAGACTAGTTAAAATAGAAAACCCTCTAGATATTAAAGTAGGGGATCTGTTATTGATAGTAGATATAGTTAATGAACAAAGCGTTCAGTATGTAGATTGTATTGATGGTGATCAAATTTATACGCACGATCACCGAGGTCCCGATCTAAACAGACTATTTTCAGATGATCTTATGGACTACCTAACCTACAATTTGGTGTACCGTATTTTATAAAGATCTGTTAGAATAGTAACAACGTTTGGGGGAAACGTGATAGTAAAGGAAATCAGCACTGAAGCTGCGTTTAGGGAGTTAATAGACTACCACAACGCTAATAGTCAGTATGTAGTATTGGACACTGAAACGACCGGCCTTTGCCCCCACACGGACCGGATTGTGAATGTCCAGATGTCGGGCCCAGAGAGCAGCGTATGTTTCATCGAAAACGTACCTCTCCTGGGTCTGACTACCCTTAGAAAAGATATTATCTTAGTGGGGCACAACCTGAAATTCGACCAACACTTCTTATATAGGTCTGGTATTGATTTGACTGATTACACGGTGCACGATACACTAAACATGCACCATCTTTTAGATGAAACACCCGGTCATCATAAACTCGATGATATAGTTAAGGATAGATACCAAGATGACTTCAAAGAACAGTTCTGGAGAAAATATAAAACATACGAGGAGGCCCCTAGAGCTGATCGGATTGAATATTCTTGTAAGGACGTTTATTATACTAACCTCCTATATGTTGCGTTTCAACGTGAACTCGAGGCTGAGGCTATCCCTGTGGCGCTGGGCGCTCATGTTAGCCGATTACAGAAGACGCTACTACGGGCGGAGATTGCCGGACTCAAGGTCGATAAAGAATACCTCATTAACAAAGGTGTTACCCTTAAAGCCGAGATAGAGCTTTTAAAACCTAAAATGAGAGAGCTTGTACTCCCTCAAATAGAAGACATTGAATTAGAAAAATGGTCAGAAGAGATCGATAAACGTAAGACTGACAAGGGCAAAGCTAATGTTAAACGACCCCTGTTTTCGTTTGATAGTAACCAGCAACTACAGTCATTATTATACACAAAGCTAAAGCTACCAGTACAGAAGTCGGAGATCACTCGTAATCCTACGGTGGATGACGCGGCGTTAGAAAAGCTTAACCACCCGGTAGTAGAAATGCTCCGTACTTATAGAGATTACGCTAAGATCTATGGAACGTATATTGAAGGTACTCTAGAGCGAATGAAGGATGGTAGGATATACCCATCGTTTAACGCCTCAGGTACGGTTACAGGCCGTCTTAGTCACTCAAACCCTAACCTAGGGAACCTTCCTAAAACAGGTGGTATACGGGCTATGTACGTGCCCGATGATGGCTACGTGTTCATTAGTGCTGATTACTCGTCTCTTGAGGTTGTCATCGAGGCTAACTTAACTGATGACCCTAATTTAGTCAAGATTATTACTGAAGGGGCTTCTAAGCATGATATTACGGCCCAAGCACTAGGGATATCCAGAGACAAGGCCAAAACCTTGAATTTCGCGAATCAGTACCACTGTACACCTTGGAAGATATCTAAGATACTTGGAGTTAATAAGCAACAAGCAGAAGAGGTATTTAAGAAGTACTGGGAAACGTATTCCGGACCTAAGAAGCTTAAAGACGAGACCGATAGAGAAGTAGAAACTAAAGGGTACGTGACTAACATGATTGGGCGTAAACGACGCTTTACTAACCTGGGCAGGCCATTGTCAGGCGGGGATTTCCGGCAAGCGTATAACTTCAAGGTGCAGGGTCCAGGAGGAGATTTCACTAACATGGCATCCTATCTAGTGGATGATAAGCTGCGTGAGCGTGGTATTGGTAGATTTGTGGCATCTATCCATGACGAGCTGCTTATACAGGCTAAGAAAGAACACGCTAAAGAAGCCGAAGAAATTTTGATCTCGACAATGGAAGGAATATCTGACATCTTTAATCTTAAGTATAGGCTTAAGGCAGTGAGTAGCGGGGGAATGACATGTTGGCAAGATTAGGACTAATAATTGGTCTATTAATACCAAATTTTGGGTATTCAGACACAGTTGTGAAATATGGGGTTGCCCTACCTAAGGATGGCGAGAAACTCGGCAATATAAAAACCCTGCACGTTGCTTATCAGGATAAGCTGCTATCTATCTTCACACAGCAATATGAGATAGGTTTCTGGACCGACAACACATCTGTTAAGCGCTCTAGCTCAATGATTGGTAGTGCATCATATGGCCTAACGGTTAACGCGGGGTATGTGTTTTTACAGGCTCTATCAGGCCCAGCGCTTATCTCCAACACAGATTCTCAGCTAGGCAGTCATCTCCAGTTTAATAACGACTTTGCTGTAGGCCTTAAGGACCCTACTACAGGCAATACTATTGGGTTAGCATACAAGCATGTTTCTAGTGCTGGGATTGGATCACCAAACAGAGGAAGGGATTTTATTATGTTTAGAGTAGGAGTAGCATTCTAATGGCGTTTAAAACAATGTATTATATCAATTACTCAGAATATGTAAGTTTTGATGAGTTCACGGGTAAGCTAGATGAGTTTAGCTACTACATCTATCCGTTTTTACCTGATTCTAAAATAGAAGATGAAAACGGAATGGTAACCTATAGTCGATCCGGTTCTATGCCCAGTGGTAGTATGGATATGTTTGGGAATATGCCTTCTATTAACTACACACAATCACATAAAGCGACTGAATTATACGACTCTGAGCAAGATGCGCAAGCAGCATCAAAAATACTGGAACAAAAATACTATGAAGATGCAAAGGAGCTAAGGGAACAAAATGACTAGAGAAGAACTAAAACAACATATTGCTATGGAAATAACTGGGTATCGAGTCGGAGCCAGTGATCTTTACACTATCGAAGATGACGCGGAGTTTGCAGAAAACATTCTTGAGTTCATCGAGCTTAATGTAGTCGCTGTGTCATTTGATGACGAAGGGGGTTACTGTGGCGCTGTTTGATTATTTTTGTACCAAATGTAGCAAGTACTTTGAGGTATTTTTTATGCCCAAAGAAAAACCCGCTTATAAGCAAAAGTGCTCTAAATGTGGCTCACTAAGTAGACGTATTCCAGGTAACGGTGGTTATCAAATGAATTCAGGACCGTCTTCAGTTAGACCTAAGGGAGCAGGGGCATTCAGGGGGAAGAAGAAATGATAGTAAGACACACGAAAGGTAACGGAAAGCTACACATAACTGAAGGAACTTGCTATGAGGTATACGAAAATACACATGCCAACGGCACTGATTACTATAAGATTAAAGATGATTTAGGTGAATACTCATATTACCCGACATTCTATTTTGAAACGGTGAAAGAATGAAAACGTTTACTATCAATGATATTCGGTCATGGGAGCCTTGCCATGATCCTGCTAGTTATGTTCCCGAAACATGGACGGGAACAGCCATTGATATGTTAAACATCAAAAAGGTACCGATTAGCGATAGATTTTGGGCTGTACTTCGGACCGAGGTAGTACCAGAGCGCACTTTACGGTTATTTGCAGTTTGGTGTGCTAGAGAAGCATCCTCGATGATTGATAATTTAGACCCTAGAAGTATCAAAGCCATTAACGTAGCAGAAAGCTATGCTAAGGGACAAGCAACTGAAAAAGAACTGCTAATAGCAACCAGAGCAGCGTTCGATGCACACTATAATGCAAGATCATCAGAAACATGGGTATCATTTGCAACTGGTTCAGCAGCTCAGTCAACTGCAGATTGTGCAGAAGTGGCGGCAGAATTAGCTTCAAAAGAAGCAGCGTATTCAATAGCCCATTTAGGAGCTCAATTAGAACCTTACGCAACAGACGAATGGGAAGCTATATATGCATCATTAAAGCTATCAGTCCGTTTAAAACAACTAGACAAGCTTATAGAAATGATTAATGAGGAGAATAAACCATGAAATACGTAATTATTATGATGTTTGTGTTAACGGGATGCGCGTCCGAACGTAAGGCGTATAAAGACGGGTGTTCTGACGTGTATATTGAATTACTAACGAACTTAGATTGGAAGTACTCACCTACCACCCTAGGTGATTTTTGTGGCATGAAGGCGGACAAATACGTCCTTGAAAAGCGTGTATACAAAGATATGGACTCAATCCGATGATTGACACTAAACTATTGTTCAACGAAATTAAAGGTGGCGAAATTACGCCTAAAGAAGCTGTTAAGCGTGCTGAAACCCAAATGGGGGCTCGGCAGTACAAAGAAAAAACCCAAGAAGAGCGTGTTAAGCAGTACTTAGAAGCTAGAGCCCTAAGGAAGTCTATTCTAGCTAATCCAGTACCGTTCATAACACCTAAATTCCTTCCGGGGTTCTATCTAACGCAGGGACTAATACTCGTTGGTGGAAAACCCGGAAAATCGAAGACAACCACAGGAGCTAACGTCATAGCTGGATTCCTAAGGCATGTCAAGCGAAGAAAGGTAACGGTTATTACGAATGAGGAAGCAGCAGATTCGTTATATGATCGCGTGGCATGTATCCTACTCGCTAAGAGCTATCAGCAGTACTACAACGGTCAGCTAGACCCTAATGATGTCTATAGCATTGAGGATAAGGTTAGAGAGATTACCGAAAGAATGGAAGTAGTTACAACTGGCGACTACTGGGACCCTACGTATATTGAAGACGTACAGGCGGTTATGGAGTCAGTAACGACTAATGATAACGGACTTGTGTTAATTGACTATCTTCAGACTATTAATCAATCACGGGGTAGTGCTGTAAAGGAATCCTATCAGATCAGTAAAGAGCTAGGGTTCTATCTTAAGAACTACGGAAGGGCAAATGCGGTTCCGGTAGTGGTGCTGGCGCAGCTTAGTGATACCGATGGGGCTGATTTCGCAGGGCGTGTCCAAAATGACAAGACGATTTTTAACCACGCATTTATTGCTCTTGAAGTTCAGCCGGACTTCGATACACTTACTACTACGTTCATAGTCCAGAAAGACCGCTTCTGTGGAATGACTGGAAAGAAGGTAGTTATGCAGTTCAAGGGCGGAAGTTTAGAATTGGGGGATGAAATATGAAAACGTATTTACTAATCTTGGGAGTAGAAAGCGGGGACGAAGTTTGTGTTTACATTAAAGCAAACAGTATTAAATACGAATTGCGAACAACGAGAGAACGGCTTACGAACAAAGACTTTGATCACGTTTACCAAGATAAACAAATAGGTGATACTGTTATAGTTGATGGGGCAGAAATACGTTTTGACTATACTTTTGAGTTTAAGGGTGAAATATGAGCGTAGGTAATGAAGTAGCGGCTCTTATGGGTCACTTGTTATTAAGTAACCCTAAAACACTTAAACCATACAAAACCTCGGAGCTAGAAGGTGCGAATGGGTATCCATTCGCAACGTTACAGGCTATGGGTTTTACTAAACGCCATTTAAACTGGATGGAAAAACATAACCTTGTAATCAGGGCAAGAAAACCCACAAAGAGGGGCCATGTGATTCACTGGGTATTTCTACTCCCGGAGAGCTCAGATGGCGTATGATAAAGACGACTACCTAAAAAAGAAGTACGGAATAACCCTGCAGCAGTATAATGAGATGTTAAAGGGACAGAACTACTCGTGTGCTATCTGTAATCAACATGAAAGTAACTTTAAAAAGAAACTCGCAGTAGACCATGATCACAAAACTAACGAGGTTAGGGGTCTTCTGTGCTTTTACTGTAATAAGCGAGTAGTAGGGCAGCACACTTCTGTTAGTGTATTAAAACTCGTTAGGTACTTACTACCCGGATTTAAACTCATTAAGAAGCGAAGGAGGGCAGCTTGAAAGTACGATGCACTCACCACGAAGGAGATGACACACCTTCTCTAGAGATCTATCCTGATGGCTCAGCCCATTGTTTCGCTTGCAACTATCACTCGTTTGGTAATAACACAGAATATACCCCGGAGGTAAGATATGTTGAGGATATTAAAGAATCACTGGACAGAATACGAACTCTCCCAAAGGCTTACGCTCGTGGTCTTTGGCTTCATCATGATGCTGACAGCTACTATATTGTCTGGGATAACGCTGATTACTATATTAAGCGTAAAATCGTGGATAATGATGGGGGTTCAAAATATTACAGTCCCTCAGGACATAAAAAGCCCTTATTCGTTGCCCAAGAGGGTTCCCTTGAAGACACACTTATTGTAGTCGAAGGCCAATTAAACGCCCTAAGCATTCAACAAGCCGGAATCTCGAATACCATAGTATCCCCGGGGGCAGCTACAGATTTCACTAAGATTTCTAACTTGCCTTATTATAAACCTTACTCTAGCATTATTATTATAGTGGATGGGGATCCTGCCGGTACAAAAGCAGCGATAGAACTAAAAGCAACGTTAATAGCTTGGGATAGATCAACTAAGGTTGGTATTTACCTAGCAGATAAAGGCAGAGACGCTAATGACATCCTCCAAAAAGACGGACCAGAAGGGGTCAAAAACTGGCTTCAAGGGGCCTTTAACGAAGTGGGAATGCCCACACAAGTGCGACATCTCGAAAACAATATGTAAACACATAGAAGCCAAGTTACCAGATACGTTTAGACAACATTTTAGTGTAGGGGCTACACGGGTAGGGGATATCGATGTGGTTAGTAACAGAATTAGGTGGGACGAACCGGGTATGAATAAATTAAAATGGGATGTTATTTTTGACCCGCCCCCAGAAGCCGAAAAGCAGTTTCGTAAAGTACTAGAGCCATATTGTCTTACGTCTATGCAGACAGAGATACTGCTAGGTAGATTTTATGAGAAAAAGACGTGGTCAGAGTTAGCTATCTCACTAAGACTACCAAGTCCGCAGTCAGTTATTAGGGAGTGTCAGCACATCTTAAAAATGCTTCGGCAGAGGGGATTTAAACTGTGAGTAAACCTAAAGTTCTTTTATTCGATTTAGAGACTTCACCAATTATCGCTCACGTCTGGGGTTTATTTGACCAGAACGTAGCGCTTAACCAAATCAAATCAGATTGGCACCTGTTATCCTGGTCAGCTAAGTGGCTAGGGGACGCCCCGAATAAGATAATGTATATGGACCAAAGAGGCCGTAAAGACCTAGGCAACGATAAAGAAATACTTAAAGGTCTCTGGAAGCTCCTAGATGAAGCGGATGTAGTAATCACCCAGAACGGTAAATCCTTCGATAGTAAGAAAGTTAACGCTAGGTTTATTCTGAACGGACTAAACCCCCCTAGTCCTTATAGACACATCGATACCTTACGTATTGCTAAGAAGAACTTCGGATTTACATCTAATAAACTTGAGTATATGTCCCATAAGCTGTGTACTAAGTACAAGAAGCTAAAGACAGCTAAGTTCCAGGGATTCGATCTATGGAAGGCCTGCCTAGAGGACAATTTGTCCGCCTGGAAGGAAATGGAGAAGTATAACAAACACGATGTTCTTGCCCTTGAGGAACTGTACAACAAACTACAGGCGTGGGACAAAACGGTTAATTTCAACGTATATTCGGATACCACAGATTTCGTGTGCAACTGTGGCAGTAAGAAATTACAGAAGAATGGGTTTCGAACCACGAATTCTGGTCAGTACCAGCGTTATAGGTGCTTAGGTTGTGGGGCAGCTTACTCTAATAAAGCGAATCTCTTACCTAAAGCAAAGAAAAAGTCCATTATTAGCCGGGACGGGTCTTTATGAGGATTGGTAGTATGTACAAACACGCATACGGAAGGGACGTTGCAATGCGGGTGTTGTCTTTGTATAAAGTACCTGAGAAATGCGTTGTTAAGCTAAAAATAGCTTGGTATAATGTATCTAATCCGGACAACGTCTTTAGTATGGGATTGACCGATAGGATCACTATACCATATGATAAACTACAAGATTGGAAGCTATATGATGAAAACCGCTATTGATAAGATTAAAGAACTCGGTCTGTATATCGTAATGCCAGTAGTATTTATTGCGGGAGTAATATACTATTTAATTACTAAGAATACGTCCCTAAAGACCGAAATTAAGATTCTAAACTCAGGTAAGGAGATTGAAGATGCAAAAGACAACGCAAAAACGCTCGAAGAAGAAGCAACTCGTAAAGCTGATGATTTTTACAAGTTGAGTGACGAATACTTTAAAAACAGGGATAAAAAATGAGCGCAATTTTAGTTCCATTAACACGGGGACAATCAGCCATTATTGATGAAGCTGATCTGGATATAGTGTCTACGTTTAAGTGGAACTGTAGTAGCCACGGCTACGCTAATACGCGATTAAATAACAAAGTGGTGTACTTACATAGGTTTTTATTAGGAGCCCCTAAAGGAACTATAGTCGACCACATAAATAGAAATAAACTAGATAATCGACGATCTAACCTAAGATTTGTAACCCCCAAACAAAGTAGTTGGAATACCGGGCCTAAACGTAAGCACAATATCTATAAAGGCGTGTGCTGGAACGGTGATTGTGATAAATGGATGGCACAGTGTAATGTAGAAGGACAAACATCTAGGTTTCTTGGATTATTTGATACAAAAGAAGAGGCAGCTCAGGCTTATGATTGCGCTGCTATATTGGAACAAGGTGAATTCGCTGTTTTAAATTTTGAAAGGGAAAACTATGAAAAACGTTTTTATTATGTTTATAATCCTAAGTCTTAGCCCAGTATGTTATGCAGAAAAAAACTGTGACGCATTGGTGTACTCCTGCACTGAGGCCCTTAAGGCCAAGGACGTAGCTATTGATGCGGCTAAAGGAGTCATTGTCGTACAAGACGATGTTAATAGACTATTAAATGAGAGAGTCGTTCAACTCGAGTCCTCTAAGAGCGCAATTTGGAATAATCCGTTTGTGCTGATTGGGCTTGGTGTTATTGGTGGCTTTGTACTAGCTAAATAAGGATATATGATTAAACGTATACTAGTGATGGTGGGATTAGTGGTAGTAGTGGCAGCGTACTCGTATGAATACGGCAGGAATGTCGGGTTTGTGCGGTCAGAGGCAGCGCTTGGCCCAGTTCTTTATCAGTGTGTAAAGCTTACAATGGATCAGAATGCTCGGTCTAACGGAAATAATAACCCAAAATAGCGAGTAGTATAGCTCCTAGTGCTCCTAGGATCCAGTTCTCTACTTTAGCAATACGAGCCTCATTAAGATCAGTTCTTTTGACGTGAATTTCTAAACTAGCTGTATTTCTGGCTAGGGTGATCGACACATCTCTCAGGTGATTCTTAACTTCTTTAACGTCAGCTTTAATCTCTTTTAAGTCTTCCATGACTACCTGCTCCCTATTTCCTTAAGGTATTGCTGATATTCTTGATATTCAGGATCTTCTGTGCTAGGCTCTGGTAATGACGATTGGGATTGTTTGCTTATTCCTATTAGCCTGGCTAGCGGGTCAAGAGAGTTAGCAGCCCCTCTGCCCACTGCCCTAGCCCCGTGAGCGGCCGTAGAAAGACCGTAAGGGCTAGTAGCTAGTACCCCCGCAGTACCACCAACTGCGGCGCCTACAGGACCACCCACAGCGCCGCCAATGGCAGCTGGAACACTACCACGACCCGCCATCCTAAGCATAGTACTGACAGGGCTCTGGTTAATCGGTTTTTCAAGGGCTTTGGTAGCCTCAATCATAGCTTGCTCGTTCTTAAGCCCCGATGCGACATCAGGAGAGAGCTCTTTTAAGATATCCTTGTAGCCGCCACCTTCGGCTTGGCCTAATTCAGGCATTAATCCTGGGCGTAGTTCACCTTGGGCTACTTTAAATGAATTTCGTTGAGCTCCTCGTGCTAGCTCTAGGGCTTCTTTAGGTGATACATCTCCTCGCGCTGCTACATCTTTAGCCCGCTGTAGGATATCATCTACCTGACTCTCAGCACCGCTTACGATGTTACCTTGTGAGGTCATCCGTTTACCGAGAGAATCAGAGATACGGTTAGCTACTTGGACAGAATCAATGGGCGTCTGGATACCTTGCACGGCTTGTTGTACCGCAGCTTCTTCTTGTGGTAGTTTTTGAGCTAGTTGTTCAAGCATTTGTCCGCGTCCACCACGAATACCCTTATCTAAAAGGATATCTCCAGCGCCGGGGATCTCACGTTTCAGTCCGACAGCTCGTTCCATTAGCTTTCCGGGGATCTTAGATAATCCTGTCTTTTGACCAAGCCACGAAGCAAGTTTACCAAAACCCTCAGCATTAGGGACAGAAGCGGCTATAGAATCAGGAAGGGATGGGACTACGTTTTGCTCTAATGATTGTATCTTTTCTTGTGGAGATAGACCAGCAGGAGCCTTAAGACCACGAGTCAAGAATTCCCCAAGCTTAGACATAGCCCCTTGCTCTTCTGCGGGAGGAGCTTGACCAGTCTCTTTAAGATACTGCTGATACTCTAGCTCTTCTTGGGTAGGCATTATCTACCTTGCCTTTTCATGGCTTTCCATTCGTCAAAGCTCATGGCTGGTTTAGGTGCTTGTTGTGGTGCTCCTAACAGCTGATCAAGCGATGTTATTCCACCTTGCTGCTTAAACTTATCTAAAACCTGTGGCTTAGTGCTTGCTTCAATGTTTTTACCCTCGGATTGCATAGCGTCAACCATTTGCTTAATACCAAGCTTAACAAGGTTTGGGTCTCCACCAGCTGACAAGCCTTTTTCAATGTTTTGGCGGCCTTGTTCAGCAGCAGACACAGCAGTACCGGATAGATTTTTAATATCCATGTTCATTAATCGTTGGGCCAAAGCAGTTTCTTGTGATGCCCCTTTAGGCATTAAACCAACGCGTTCACCAATATTAAGCATCCCTTGTCCACCAGGTAAGCTTCGAACCATATTAGCAACAGGACCGGCGCCTTTTACTTCATAATTAGGGTCTTTAATCATTCCAAGACCGCTTGGTCCGGCAGTTCCTTTTTCTAAATTAGCGGCAGCCGCAAATGTAGTAGGTAAATCAGCTTTAGCTACTCGTTCACCGACTTTAGTTAGAGCTTGGTCTCCTTGTCGGGCCTGCATTTCTTTTAATTGCATAGCACGAAGTTGATCACGTGGTTGAATGCTAACACCTTCTACGTTAACACCGACTTCAGGGCCTAATTCCTGTCTAAGGCTCTTAGCTTGCTGGATTTGATAATCCATTTCGCCTTTTTTACGGTTTAAATCAGCGTTAGCTTGGTCACCTAAAAGAAGACGCTTTAACTCCGCGTCTCGTTCAGCTTGCTGCGCTTGCATACGATTGCTCGTAAGAGTGTTAACACCTGATTGAAGGGCCTCAAAGTCTTTTTGTGTAATTGCCATAATATCTCCTTAAGACTTTTTAGGTGTTTGCCAGGTTCCGGTAGAGGTCATATTCCCGGCTCCTTGACTTAATCCACTTTGAATGCCCTGACCGACACCGGCTGTAGCAAAATCCATAAAGTTCTTAGGTTTATTTGCTTGCTCAAAGTTCTTTTCACTCATAGTAGCTGCGTTATCAGCTGATTGTTGACCTTGTTCAATGCCAGCAGATTGTGCCAACGCGTTACGATTCTGGGATACGCCACCAGATTGTCTAGCATATTGATCATTAATAGCTTGAGCACCTTGACCGGCCATTTGTCCAAGAAATTGTCTCGTTTGTCCTAAACGCTGCATCGTGTTGTTCATTCGTTGATTAGCGATGTCTGTTTGAGCCTTTGCGAGCTGCTCATATTTGTTTCCCTGTAACCCACTGAACTGGGCTCCAGCAGCCCCACTTGCCCCAGCAGATAACCCACGGCTAGCTAGGCTCTTAGCCAAATCATTTTCTTGAGATCCGAATAACCTAGCGATGTTACCAGATGCTTGACCATAAGCTTCATGGTCTTCTGGAGTAAGTTGAAATCCCTGAGATGCGAGTCTTTGTTCTTCTGCGTTAGTACGATCTAGTGTTCCACCTTGGCCAAATAGCTGACCAAGCATAGGGTTATTTTGTACTTCACCAGTAGCAATACGAGATCCTAAAGCAGGATCAGTAAACAAGTAGTCAGCAGCTCCAGCTTGTTGATTTGGATCAGAGAAGGCTTGAACGGCTCCAGAAACATCGTTAGCATTGATGTTTTGTTTCCCCATTAACCCCTTAAGGGCCGCCATATACTCTTTATTATTTTTAGCTCCGGTTTGTTGAGATAGTTGATAACCGGATCCGCCACCCTTAGACAGGGATACGGAGGGATTTTCTCCTAGACCAAGAAAGCCAGCTGCCGAATCTACTACACCACCCATACTAAATCTCCTTACTAAACCAAATCATGTTGGGCTCTGCTTTCCAGAGCTGAAAACCGTAACTCAAAAGTACCTTTAACGACGCTGTGCTGTGGTTGGCTGTTGGACAGACACTACCAACCAGTGCCTTGCAATCCTGACTTTTAGCCAACGCAGCAATTTCGTCCGCCATACGAGAAGCTTCGCCTGTGTGACGCTCGGAATCCACAACATATATATCCTCTATGTAGCAAACCTTAGCGTCCCCAATAAGGTTAAAACAGTAAGTAGCAAAGCCTTTCTCAGACTCAAATATGCTCTTACCAGTTCTTTCTTTAAGGTAGGAAGCGTAGAGGGACATATTATACTTCGTAACCGTACACCGCCACTAAGCTACTGGTAGCACCGGCGTATACACAAGGGTATTTACCTGCAGGCACCGAGAAATTCATTCCGGGAATAGGATTAGAAAGAACTAAGTTACCAGAAGTATTACCAGCTAATGCAATAGCCTGTGGGTTATTGTTACCGCCAATATACACTGGATTAGTAGGAGCTGACGCGCTATCTAACCCAACGTCTGTATCACCGTAGAACGGCATTACTGGACCAGCGCTGGCTGATGAGGTTGAAGCGAATATAGCCTCAATCTTAAACGTTTTACCAGAAGTAACCTGATACCCCGATGACGCATTAGGTAATCTTAGTGTAGTGTGTCTTCCAGCTGTTGAAACCAACCCGTAAAGAATAATAAGGTTAGTTAAGTCTGTGAAGGTTCTTCCACCGACCGTTAATGTGTCTATTGTTCCAAGAGTTCCAATTGCTTTTGCCATAATTTCTCCTTAAGTTTCCTGTAACGCCATTAAATAATTACCAGCACCGTTATCTACAAATGTCTTTCCGGAAGCCAACCAGATGTTATCCACTTGGACGCTGTCAGCACCGGAATCCAATGTTATCGTATCTGTCACTTTTAGATTAGTCATGTAGCTTGAATCAGAGCTTGAATTAAACGTCACAGTACCCGTAATAACAGATGCGTTACCCAAACCAGAAATATACAGTTTTTTACTGACTGTTATGCTTTCGGTTCCTACGTAAGAAGGAAGAATCAAAATACGACCACCAGCAGAAGAGTTAGTTATGGCAGTAGCAATTGAAGAAGTAGTAGCAATACCCGCGGTTACATCCGCAGCACTCCCTACCACTTGTGGGTATAATTGGCCCAGAGCTGAAGCAACCCAGGTTACTATAGATCCGTTATAACCTACGACTTGACCGGATGTAGCTCCGACCCCATTCAGCTTACCTACCGTTAATCCCGCATCCTGAACGTTCGTGCTATCTAACTTAGTTATGTTAAGAAGAGTTGCAATAGCCGTAAAATCCGCGTTAACCTGAGCCGATACTATTTTGGTAAAGGGAACAAATGTAAAAGGAATTGTTAAAGATGGAATAAATCACCGACTTCTTTCTTTAATGCCAGATATCCAATTCATAAAATCAACCCAATGCATGGAGTTTTTGGCTCGGTTACAAATCTTACAACACGGAGTAACATTACCTAACACGTATCCTTTGTCACTATCCATTCTATCTAATCCGTTGTACGTGTAGGCCCCTCGTTCAGAAGCGTATTTAGACGTTTTTGATCCACCTTGATATGATACTGTGCTGGGCTCGGCTTTACAGTATGAACAGGGAAGTTTAGTTAAAACCCTAAACACATCCTTTGAAATAGAAAACTCTCGATTACGATTTTTGGCGTTTTGTTTGTAGCTAGTGTACACTTTATTAAATCCCGCTTCTCCGGGTTGATTTATAAACTTTCGGATTTTACTATTCTTATGTTTAGATCCTGCTTTAGGACCGTGTTTTGTTACTTCAATCATAATTCTGTCGCAAGGGTCGAAAAGTTGGCGCTAGAAGCCGCCGGAACTGTTATTGTGTAATTGTATCGCCTAGCACTATCAACATCATTAGGTGGATACATAATAGTGACCGTGAATGTACCTGTTTGACTAAGGGACAAAGACCAGATACCAGATGCATCCGTAGTCGTTGTAACGGTCTTAGGTACGATTTGTGTCGTAGAGTTAAAATATGGGTTAATAGGACGGGCCTCAACTACCACACCCGACAGCGCAGTTTCTGAAGCATCCTTAATCACACCTGACACAGCACAAAGAGCCATTATCTCACCATTCCTGTCTCTGTATATACAAGAGTAAAACCAGCTATAGTCACAGGCTGATTTGCTTCTGTTTGCCTAAATCTGAGTCTTATGACCTCGCCTTGATTACTGTTGTTGACCCCTGGGCGAAGATTAAACACTAACGGACGAAGCTTAACCTGATACGCATCCCAATAAGAGATATCCCATAGAGCAACATCCCAGAGAGCCGCAGCGGATCCTACAGAAGTAGAAATCGGTTCTGACAACGTATCAAAAGACTGTAGGTCTGTTCTATAGCTTGACCAATAGTCTAAGAGTAAATCCCAGGTACCGACTTCTTCTACCCACACGACTACTTTATGAAACTGCTTATCAATAGTAGGGGTACCACAGTCTAAGAATTTAGTTAAATACTGTAACTGGTAAGCGTCCCCCGCATCCGAAAATTCATTATAGGAGATATAAATAAACCCAGCGTCATCCCCACGAATGAGCTGTTCATCCTTAGATGTAGTAGGAATGTAGGATACACCAGCGTACATGGCTTGATTCAAGACATCCGCTGTGAACACGCCATCAAGGTTACGCCCCGTTAAGCTATTTTCTACCGAAGGAAGAGTTAACCTTAGATCGAGTTTAATTGAATAAAGATTTGTGCCATAGAGGTTGTTAGAAACTACCCACTCCACTTCGTTTTTCTTACGATAAAACGTCCCAAAACCTTGTGCAACACGTTGTTTATCAATGTCACCATCAACAGCAAACAAGGGCTCAATAGGACCACTAGCGTAGATAGGTTTATTAGAACCGTCCCATAAAAACACGCCGCGGTAGTCTAAAAATGTTAAAAATCCTGAACAGTTTACTACTAGCGTCTGAGCCGGAACGCCAACATTATCAATGAATTTTAGTTCCCAGTTCTCAAAATCATCGCCTGTAATGATCCAGAGTTCACGTTCTTTAAATACCGCTAGATACTCGTCATTACTCTGTGAGGTAGCAAAGGAGATTATGGCAAGACCGGTAATAGCCCCGCCGCTTGGTACTGTGATTGTGTTAGTTAGTGGCCAGCTTTCTGGCTTATTAAGCTCAGATATGTATACAGTGCTATCATTAGCTGTAACTAATCGTCTTTTCCATGCTGTAATGGTATTATAGGTGCCAGTTGGCAACACCCCGTTGTCTAATACTATGTTACCAGATCTAGGGACATTCTGTGCGGTTGCTTCATAGGTTCCCGTATCTACATACCCTGTAGCACTAGAGGCTAAAGTAACAACTAAGTCTCCTGTAGTAAATCCAGATGAGCCATTAACAGCTGAGCGGTATACAAGAATGTGGGAGTAAAGGGTTGTGTCATTATTAGTCAGGGTCCATGCTAAAGTAACGTCATTAGTAGCTGTCACCGAAACGGATACATCCGCATTAGCATTACTCTCTGAGTCCGTGCTATTCTTTCGATATACTATAGAGTATCTATACGTACCGGTAACCAACGAGCTTGATCCTGCACCAGCAGTAGCACTGAATACTGAGGTAGTAGGAACCGCAACACCATTGCGGGTTATTTTAGTGCTTGAGTACGCTCCGATCAGATTACTTAATCCGCCTCCAGCCATCCATAACGTGTTCTGAAGTGCGGTATTAAACTGACTAAACACCACTTGCTGCGTTGACCCGGATGTAAAGAAATCGCTGCTAGCTGCTGTAGTGTCTTCCGTCATGTTAGTAAATGACGGGACTGACATATCAATACTTTGGGCCTTAGTACCAGCCGCTCTTACTGGAAACTTTAAAACCTCACTAGAGGAGTTATAAACCCCAAGGCCTATGCTCTTAAGCTGCGCATCGGCAGCAGAGTTAATTAGAGTCTCGCCTCTACGGCTTTTAATACCGCCAGTTTGAACATAGTCAAAGTTAAACCCCCCAGTAGCTTGGGTCTCTTGAACACGAACAGGGGTATCCCTGAGATTCAGGCCCCCTGCGTTGTTAAAGAAGTCTTTGAACTGGAGTTGACTTGGCATTTTATCCTAGTTGATAGTGAACGATATATTCAGCGCCGGTACCAGTGACATCGGCATAAATGCCGTTTAAACAGTCGATAGGGAAATCTACTGAGAACGATTCCTGTGTAGCTCCGGCATCAACGATTATCTTAGCGATGACCGTGCCACTCGCTGCAGATGCGTTATCATAAAGGACTACTGTAGCAGCATTAGTACCATCAGCACATACCATTAAGCTAGTAAGCTTTCCGGGCTGAGCCATGATTGCTGCGTCGGCTGATTTTAAACCACTTGATTGTGAACTATTTGGCATACTTTCTCCTTAGTAATCTTCTGGGGAATACGGAACTGTAAATTGCGGATACTTGCTACGAGACGAAATCGCCGCCTTAAACTGTTGATAGATCTGGGCAAGGTTTGCCGAGACCACCGCAGTTAAATCAACCCCGTCAACTAAACTGTCCTTAACCTTAGCTTTATAGACAGCGTACATCTCAATTAATTGCTTAAATACCGGACTAACACTATTAGTCATTACGTCCCCGCCGTTAATTAACGTGTCAGGAAAAGCAATATACTCTAGTCGTAACCCAGCTGTTTCAGATCCTTGTGGGATAGGTCTAAGAACAACGTTATTGTTCCTAAAGAAGTAGTAAGGTATGTATGAATCACCGTCAGTACTTGCACCTTCACTGTAATAACCAGTGGTGATGTTGTTCTGATAGTTTAACATAATGTAGCCAGTCGAAACCTTACGATATAAAGACTTAACCTGAAAAAAGTCATCAGGAAGAGCTACAGTATCCACACCACTAACTAAGTTAAGGTCTACTTGGGTAGTAAACTGACCCTCGGCGTTGAGTACAACCTCCCCAAAGTACATACGAATTCCTTCGTTAATATACTCAGTAAGTTCCTCATCACTCCAACGGCTATTAGACGCGTTAGTTTGACCGAGGAAGTTCCTCACGTTAGAAACTAATTTTCCTAGTGTTGGGGAGGTTAATACCGCCATTGTTATTCCTTATCAGCTTCTTTTAAAAGCTCTTTAAATCTATCCGCATTCTTCTGCGCAACGTCATCTTTACCACGTTGATACTTAGCGAGAGTCTCAACTGCCTTAAGTTCACCGGCTGACGCCATGATTGCTGGATCAATCTGCATGTTAGCCATAGCTAAGTCTTTGCGTAATGATACTTGGTTATTCATTACGATAGAACGAAGGTGACTGATGTAGTTCTTAAGGCCTTCTTCTTTCTTTTCTGCAAGAATAGCTTTACCTTCTTCAGAGTTACGGTATTCCAGTTCTTCAAATTCTGCTGGTAGACCCACAATCCCGTATTCTTTTTTATCAACACAAAGACCGTGAGCAAGCTTATCGTCAAGCATCTTTATTTGACCGGGTTTGAACGAGAACCAATTTCCGAAAATCTTGATATCTTGTTGTTCGTTAGTAGCATTATATACAAAGGCCATAAATCCTCCTGGCTAGAGTTAAGAACCTACTTATCCCAATACTCGCCGATGCGGTGTAGGTTAAATCCGCCGGCTACTGCGTCTTGTAAATAACGCAATTCTTTACGATGATGCTTTATCGCGTAGCTCATTGAAGCCTTCGCGTTATCGTGACTTTTCTTAGCAGCGTCTCTTTCGGCTTGTTCAAGGGCATCTAGCCACTTACGGCCACCCTCTTCAGCTGAATCGCCCATTTGCCACGTATCCATTGCCTTCAATTTCCTTATTTGATCGTAATTAAGGAAAGCGCAATCAAGAACATGGTTAATTAAATCATTCTCCACTGGCCCTAGCTGTAAATACAGACGTCCATCTAACTCAGATACGTCCTGAACAGAATTCACTGCGGGCCTACGGCGGATCTCCCAGCAACCCCAGCCCTTAAGCTTTTTGGGGTTCCATTTGGTGTATAACAAGGGGTCAAGATCGCGAAGAGCGCGCTCGAACTGACGCCGGGACACGTCTAAAACGTTCCCTCTGCTGACTGTCCCCGTAGGCCCTACCTTTATTAATCCCATAGTACTCATGTTGTAGCAGCTTTAAAATAACAAACTAATCTTAACACTGTGTTTATTCTTGCGTTTTGTCAGTCTCTACGCGCTTTTGAGCCACTTTCCCACCGAATGCAGCCCCTACAAACACCCCACATAACGCTGAGAGCTCTAGAAGGTTCAATCCCTTATACACCCCGTATAACGCTAGTAATGACCCTATAGCAAGCGACCAGAAGCCCATTACCCTCATGGTGGATATACCACCTCCGTGACTAAGAAGTCGCCTTAGAAACTCCATATAAGGGCTCCTATAGCAACGCTCACAACTACACCTAATCCTACCCATAACCAAGTGCGGTTAGGTTCCTTAATAGGTTCAGGAGCTGGTTCTGGTTCCTTAGGTTTCTCCGGAGCTGGCACGGACTCAGCTTGCCACCCTATTAAAAGCATCCTTTGAGCTTGTTCTTCGGGTGTCATTGGTATAACTGATTGGAGGTCTTCACTCGGCTTCCAGAAGTGGGGGGCTATGCCCTTAACACTCTCCATATCAGGATTAATGAGACACTCTGGCGTCACTAATAGGTCCCCTAGGTTACTAGGGTTCACATAAACTCTTGCACCAAGCTTAGAAAATATTACAGCTCTATTCTTTTCCATATTATCCTACGAAGGTTGAGGAAGGCATTGGCTCTGGACGCTGAACAGCGCCTAAATCCAAAGAGTTAGTTGTTTCTGGCCCATAAAAACTAGGATATGCAACACCACTAGTGTTAGTTCCAGGAATAAAGTTAGACCCCACCCCTACTGAGTAGATCACATCCCCAGCCGATGATGTTCCTAGTGCGTTGTTAACAGTAAGGGTCGTGGCGGTTGCCGCAGTGATTAAGTATGAAGCGTTGGCTGTAACTCCAGTACCAGAGACCACATATAAATAGTCAACATTCGGGGTTACACTTGAGAAGTTTGCCCCTGAGTCAGTTAGTACTGAACCTGAAGTTGTTGCAGTTGTGCCAGTTAACTCTACAACACCAGCTAAACCAGGATTAGTTCCAGTAATATTACTGCTATCAAGCGTCACCCCACTTGTATTTGCAGTGTTATTAAAAAACAAGTTTCTATATATCACAGTGGTATTTTGAACAGGAGCAACCTTCGTTATACCTGTTTCGTGGCCGACTGCTATATTATTAATAATGATGTGTCTTGGGTTATCCGAGGCTGAGTAAATTCCAAGCTGTCCGCCTGTTATTGGCGTCGCATACCCTATAATAGTGTTATTCTGCGCGACGTTGTAACCGGTAGCAGATGCACCTAAATCAACTGATCTTCTATAACAACGCCATACAACGTTATAGGAAACTAATGCGCTATTGGATTGGATATTAATACCACCCCTAGAATCGTGAACGTAACAACCTATTACCCTTGCGTGAGTTGAAGTAGCCCTAATTGCATCCCCGTTTTGGCTAATCGCCTCGCAAAATAACGCAGAGCAAGACCCACTTAACTGTAAAGCTATTCTAGTAGTCGTTGTGGAGGTGTTAGTTACTTTACACCTAATTGCTTGACTAAATTGGGTAGCTGTTGTTGACGCTCCTAAAACAATACCGTTAGCTGTTGTAGTCGTAAAAGTTATGTACGAGTATTTCCAATTTATCCCGCTAGAATAATCATTAGCTGCGGCCGCGATAACCGGCTGATTTCCACTGTTGATCATTGGTTCATCGCCACGAGTAGAATTATACCCAATAAACTTAATTGGATTTGTGGACGTTGCTGAAGTTGAGGCTACTGCAACCGACTCACCAAGAGAATAAGTTCCTGCTTTTATCCAAACAAAATTACCGCCGATAATCTCTTCGTGCCAATCATCATCAAGTGTTGAATTAAGAGATAACGCCCCTCCGATGTTAATAACGCCAGCAGCCCCAACACCGGTACATATAGCAGTCCCTGCAGCATTAGTTGAGCACGTAATACTTACCCCTGCTACTACAGAGGTTATTTCAAACCAGCTTTGCGTAAAGTTAGTTCCTGATACTACTTTAAGTATGTTACCAACCATGTCGGCAGACGCGGAGGCTGTAAGTATCACGTTACCGGCCCCAGCTGATGTAACTCCTGTTAAGGCATACTGCGCTGCATTTTGTTGGGAGTAGTCGGTTCCGGAAGCACCAGTAACAAATCCACCACCGTTAACCATGTTAGCGGTTGCTGTCGATCTTATTTCCCAAACGGTATTTGCCGAGACTGCCATATTATTCCTCTGACACTACTATTGGTTTAGATTTCATAACTGTAGGTTGGTTATTTTCATCGACGTACCAATCGTAGCCGTCTTCTTGAACTTTAAATCGCCTACGGCTTCCACCACGTATAAAATTGCCTTCCGGAACAAATACGTTATCCAAATTACAGTTAAGAAATAAAACACCTTGCATATCATCCGGGAAGATGTGGCTATCAGGGACTTCTTGAGAGAAGCAGGATCCGTAAATAACCTTTCCATCCATTCCGGCGTGATCAGATAAACTACTACCTGTAAAATCCGCCCCACTATAGTTGTCACAGCACTCGTAATTAACACCGTCGTACAGGATATTCATTATGTCACCGTTGCCTGAATTACTAGGTTTACCCAAGCCATAGTTGTACAAGAGTCAACATTAAACCCTAGGATGTCCCCTGCAGAGACTGAAGTCGTCCATGAAGAAAGGGTTAGATCTTGTCCCTTAGTTGCTGCAGAAATAGTCGGTTTCTCGGATCCAGCGATCGTATCAGCGACCGTAGGCGGGTAATTAGCGTATGTATCTTTCCAAACGTCTATTACTATAGAACCAGTAGAGCTTCCTGTTGTAGCTACACCTAAAAGCGTCCAACCAGTGATTGTGCAGGCAAACGGAATAGTGACGTAACCAACAACTCCTGTTGAAATAGGAGAAGCGTTAGTAGTTGTGGATCCTATTGAGATACCAAAACTACGAACTTGGCCAGCGGTTGATAAAGCAATAGTTGGGTTACCAGACACCCCGTTACCATTAGTAACTGACACTCCGGTACCGGCGGTGATGGTTCGGCCAGTAAACGTATCAGCAGCCGTCTGAGTAATTAATCCATTCGTGTTATATGCGGCTAAGGCTGTTAACGTGGCATCTAGGGGTTGGTTCCCAGACGCAGATCCTGTAATACTTGCTGTAATAGTACCGGCTGAGAAATTACCAGAAGCGTCCCTAGCGACGATTGCGCTAGCGGTATTTGCACTGGTTGCTGTAGTAGCACTGTTAGAAACTTTGCCCGCAGTAGAGATCGTAGCAAGCTTTGTATCAACTATAGCAGCTGCAGCGTCTACGTCGGCATTAACAACGAGTTTTGCTGCGGCGTCTTGGACTCCGGCAGTGATGTGCGTAAACCCTGTTCCAGTAGGTATTGTTGACCCCGCGGCCACAAAATCAACCGTATCAGTTAAAGAGTTACCAGTTATGACTACAGATCCATTACTGCTAGTAAGAGTTAGTATGTCTGTAGCAGATGTAGCAACAGGTGAGGTTCCGGCTGGTGTCTGAATCGTAGAGAAGCTGCCGCTAGAAGCGATAGAGCTTAGATTTATGGTCTGGTCGCCAGCAACGTCTACTTGAATCGTTACGGTTCCAGGCGCAGAAGTCGTCGGGTTAACATCGAACTTGACTTGCTTAAGTACGTTATCTTTGTCGCATATCGCAAAATCGTCGTCTTCAGCAACGCCGGTATCGTTTAACCGATCTTGATTTGAGGGAGGCGTGTATTGAATCTGCCCTACGCCGTCTTTAAAAATTGGCATCTTAGCCCCTTAGTGTTATTTAAAAGTTGGCCGAGTGATTAAGGCTCACCCGGCTCCCCAAAGCCTATACTAACTAACTAGATCAGCTAACGCCGGATGGAGTAGCGAGACCCACGATTTTACCGTGAGCATTTCGTTTTCCAGTACCGATGTTGCAATAGTGTCTCCAATAAGCTTGGAACTTATCGAAATTGGAAGCGCGCAAGAAGGTATCGCTACCGTCATGTTTGCCCATTTCTAAAGCTTTAAGCTCATATTTTTGGAGATGTCGTTTTGACACAGCATAAACTGTATCAATTTGACAATCGATGTCTTTCCAAAGCTCAATTCCGTTAAACTCAAGTTTAGTGAAATTAGCATCGGCTTTCTTAACATCTTGGAATCGTTTTTGAGGAACAACGATGTCCAAATACTTACGAGCTTGCTTAGGATGAAGGATCAAAGTATCTGGCGAAACTCCACCGAGAACCATAACATCGTCCAAAAGACGTTGTAACAGATCAGAGGTCAGGTTAGCGCTAGATGCTGCGATTCTTCGGCCTCTCCAGATACGGAGAGAAGTAGAATCCAAAGCTTCAAACGTAGTAAGATCTGTAGAATCGTCGATGATTCCACGGAGACCCATCATTTCTTTACCGTCCGTAGGAGCGCTATCACGGATGTTCTCTTTCACAAGAGCATCTGTAGTGATGAGTGCTGCACCCAAAGAAGTAGCGAAATATACAACGCCTGCGACTTTATCAACATCAGAGATTCGTCGGCTATCAACTGTTTTAGTTGCGCCGTTGAAGATGTCGATAACCATGTTTGCTCGGAGATATTGAGCAGAGTCAACTGAGAACGATGTAGCTGCAGAGGAAACGTTTCCTGCTGGGTTAGCTAGCAAACCGTTACCTAGTCCGTAGAACTGGCGATTCTCGTCTTTCATCAAACGCTCTTTCGCCATAGAGATTTCGTTAACAACTGCGTTAACAAAAGCTTCTTCGTCTTGGTTAGCTGCTTCGGCAATCAAACCAGAGAATTCAATAGGAGCAACCAATACTTTAGGTTGCACTACGAATTGCTGATAGTTTTCGTTGTCGATAGTTCTGAATTGCTCAGTTTCGTTGATCGCACCAACAGACTCGTTACCGTCGGTGTTGATTCCACCGTAGTAACCAGCTCCACCTGGTGAGTACTTAGTGAAAGACTTTGACAATTCGTCAATAGCTCTTGCTTCTAAGTTTTGTTGTTTTTCATATTCACCGTATACTCGTTTAAGTACGCCGAATGAATTGGTAATACTTGCTGCCATTTGTTACTCCTAAAAAGCGTGAGATTATTCTCGTTCCGCTTTTAATAGTTCTAGAGTACGCTTCATGATCTGGTGCTTAGCTTCTTCAGGGTTAGCAGAATACTCGAATTCTTTCGAAGTCGAGGGATTCTTACCTTTTCCTGTAGTAGGGATTGAGGCGTCAGCTTTCTTGCTTGAAACATAGGATTCGCGGGCAGCTCTGTCACGTGACTCAAATACCTTGCTAAAGGTTTCGTGTACGGCTTTATACTGTCCTGCGATGTCTCTGAGGAAACCTTTTGGGTCTCTAGCATAAGCTAGTTCCAATTGGTTCTCATAGATACTTCGGAGTTCTGGAGAGACTTTGTTTTGCTCGTGTAAAGACTTTACAGTCGATACCGCGGCATTACGCTGTTGGCTCTGTTCGAACTCTTGTTTCCACTGTTTTAGTTCCTCAAGTTCCTTCAAAGAAGATGCTACTTTTTCAAACTCTCCACCAAACTCAGGGTCAATTCCTTTTAATCTTGAGTAAAGAGGGTTTTCCTCTTTCTTTGGTTGATTAGCTTGCTGAATCTGTCGGAACTGGGCTTCCAACTGACTATAGCGTTCTTCTAGGGCCTTGCTTTGCTCCATAGCCTTATTCTTTTGCTCTACGAGTTCTTTAAACCGTGGGTGCTCATGAAAAGGCTGTTCTTGCGTGCTCTGTGTTTTTTGTTCTGCCTGTGCATCTTGCTCAGGCGCCTGTTCTACAGGAGATTGACTTGGGGCTTCGGACGTTTCCCCTACATTAGCGTCCTGTTGTTCCTGTGCGTATTCGTTTTCCATTCGGGCCTCTTACGTCGATTACTCTGACGAGGAGCTACTGGCCATCAGTAGAGCGGATTGAATATTCCGAGTACTGTACGGGCCGCCTACCCAATACAGCTTACGGTGGGGTTAGTGACTCCCCGTTTCACTAAAATTATCCTGGGAGAATTAAACCAGACTGTGTAGTCCGGACTCCTGAGGCTTCTTGCATCGCTTCTTTACGTCCCATTTCTTTACCCTTCTGCAGGGCTTGTAGGACGGCCTCTTGAACTTGTTCTTTAATACGACGATCAAACTCATCTACTGCTTTAAGAGCAAAACTCATTGCGTAGTTATTGACGTCAGTAAGACAAACGTTTTTGTAATGTTTACAGACAGCGCTGAAATCCACGAAAAATTTAATGCCTAGTTTATTAAGCTTTAAGCAGAATCCTAGGTCTTCACCTTCAGTAAGGGCTCTAGTTTCTTTATCAAACTTGAATTCAAAGTAAGGTTTCTCGAGTTTCTCAAAGATAGATCTCTTTAGGAAGATACAACCAGTAGCAGCACCATCTACGTAGTCGTGGCCTTCTTTAGGAACGTTAGCCGCACCCATTCCACCGCCAACGCGACCGTTGTAAATTGTATACACGATCTGCGGGAACTGTTCCCCTGGTTGACCAATGAATACTGGATACGGAGCTGCTGCGGCTTCCCACTTGTCTAAATATAATGCCACTAGATCCATTACGTGCATCTGAGGTACGACATCGCTGTCTAGGAACCAAAGAACGTCACAATCAGTAGCCATAAATTCTTCTACGATACCGTTACGAGCGTAATCGTGAAAAATACGACGGCAAAGCATACTAGGATATACTAGCTCTACATGGTCTTTATAACGTTCCGCGATATCTCGTAAAACGTATGATTGAAGATCAGCTACTGTGCCGGTAGTTGGAATTCCTACGTAAACCTTAGTCTTTTTCTTAGGGGTGGACATTATTCAGGGCTCCCTGGTACTTTCGCATCAGCAAATAAGCTTTCTGATGTGCTGTTAGGGGCCCCCGAGCCCTGTTGAATTGGTTGTTGTGGATCATTAGCGGATTGTGCTTGTCCTGGAGGCTGTCCAGTCATGGCAGCTTCCATCATCATCATTTGATCTTTTTGTGCCTTAGCGTTTGTATACTCCATATACTTCTGGTTATACGCCTGCTGAACGGCAGGGGACGCCGACATGAAGCTAGGCTCTTTCATACGTCTACCCAAGATATCTAAATGAACTTGATCGTCATCCATAGCTAGAACTACAGCAAGCTGCATGTTCTCTGGGTGAGCATCTACATCATCAAGAAGATCATTCATCCACTCAGCTCTCTGGACGTCAGGTTCCACGTCGTTATCAAATCCAGTAATACCCATCTGCTTATTGAATTCCATTCTATTAGCAGGGCTATCAAGATTAAGAGTACCAACTTGAGCGGATTCCATAAGCTGAGCTTGTTTAGCTGCTAAAAGCTTAGGAACATTGCTTCCGACTTCAATAACTACGTTACAGTTGTCATACAAATCAGAACCTAAGAAGTTCTCGAGTTGATGTGGGTCCAAAGCAGAGTTGCGGGATAATAATTTCTGAGCAAACTCAGGTCTAGGCTCTCTATACTTGGAAGCTACTAATCTAAGTTGTTTTTTAGCAGAATTTTCATTGAACTTCTTCCAACGATCTAAAACAGGGAATAGTTTACCTGTTCCTACTTCGTATTGAAGGTTCATAGCGCTTGCAGCTGTAACTCCAGGCTGAGAGATACCTTTTAGGATATCGATAGCGCCAGTTACGGTCTTAAGATCTTCAACTTTTTGTTCACGCTCTTTAAATACAGAGCTATCCATTCCAGAGCCTTTGATAATCTCTGGTTTGTTAGCGCCTGTGTCTCTGTACTCAATTTGCTGAGCAGGACGTCCGGTCCACTGACCTTTCGCAATACCTGAACCCGCTGGAATAAGCTTCTGTGGGGCTGCCATCGTTTTACGATTAAGAATCACAGCAGAGTCAATCGAGTTAATGTGTTTTTGGATTTCTACCGCTGGATCTAGTGGTGATTTACCCCAGAAACGGCCCGGAAGGATTTCCCAACGGCACTCTGAGTACGGATGCCAGTCGCCAAGATCTGGTCCTGAATAAGGGCTCTCTCCAACATACAAAGTCTTACCACTAGCAACCACAACCATACGTCCGCGTGGGTTACGTCTGCTTGGGCGCTCATAGTACTCTTTAACCACGACACTGTTAGTAAGATTAGTATCGTTTCCAGAATCCTTACCGCTTGAGCCCTCACCAAATTGGTTTTTAACGCCAGACGAGTTCTTAAGTTGAACAAATCGTCGCATCGAGCCTGATAGCGTTGTCTCTTCTTTAAGATCAGCAGCAAGACCAGTGTATCCTGGAGCTGTTGAGCTATAAACGTCTTTTACGACATCAAGAGCCTGAATACTGTACTCCATAATCCATTTAGCTTTATGAAGACCTGTAGCTAGAGGATCAAGAGCTATACGATAGGGTTCGCAGATCTCAGTGTTTACGTCCCCGAGAGGCATTTCTTGGAATTCTGGTAGTCCTGGCTCTACTTGAGACAGAGCTCCTTCTACTGGCAGCCCATCTGGTCCGACAGGAGACGCTTCTTGATTAGCGTTCTGTATTGGGGATTGTGGTGCAACAGGAACACGGACAGTGGATACAGAAGTGGTGTCCCAATAGTCTTTTTTGAATACTGTGCCGTACGTCAATAAACAGGCAGCTGCATATTCGTAGTTATCTTGCTCTTGAAGAGACTCATAATTACACTCCGCGATTAGCTCAGCAATCTTGGCTGCTTGTTTGTCGCGGTTACGGTTAGTGTTAGGCCGTACATTCAGTGTGGGTTTAGTTTTAGTAAGATAAGATTTTAAAGTTTGATAACAATCGAACAAATAGTTCGTTACTGGGCGTGGAACGTATTCGTTCTCTTTAGAGACAGTCAATCGATTCCATTGACCACCGGTATCTCTATCACCAGTAAAGGTTAGCCACTGGTTATCATCCAAAAACTGATGATTACGGTCCCAGTTATAAGCTAATCGGCTTTTTACGGTAGAGTCTTGTTTATAAAACCCCTCAATACAATTAGACAGCTTTTCTAGATCCTCATTAGGGACCATAGTGATGTCTAGATTACCGTTCTGAATACTAGTCTTTGGATCATTGCTCATTCGTAAGTACCAGATTGAAGGCGTGACGCCTCAGACTCAATTTCATCAAGCTCGATAGATTGAGCCCGGGTTAATTCGATTTGGTCATCTCGACCGTCGAGTATAGCGTTATGCTCTACGTTCCAGACAGGTGTCCCAGCGTTAACTGGGGAGTGGAAGGCGGGTACAAGAAGCTCAAGCCTAGCTATCTGACGATTAAGCTCAGCAATACGTGCATCTTTTTCAGCTAGAAGCTCCCTGTACCCGAATATCATTCGTCCATTCCTACGATTTCTTTAAAGCGTTTTTTATAACGCTGGAATTTAGAACTAGGGGATTCATTAAACCCCTTTACAAAATCCTCAGCGCTTTTCTTATTGATCTTAGGACCACGGTTACGCTTTTCGATTTCTTCCTGACGCTTTTTCTCAGCTTCGTTTGCTACGTCAGCTGCGTCGTTAAATAAACCCATATTACCGTCCGTAAGCGATGATCTGACCTGCGCGTGTTGCCGCTGGGTCTGCAAACGCTAAAGTAATAACGTTTCCAGAAAACGTGGGCTGCGCGGTTAGTTCCAATCCTGATACGATAACGAATGCAACAGAAGACAAAGCGTCTGCTGTCGCTGTTCCGCTAACGTCAGCGCTTGCTACTGCGAAATTCAAAATCTGTTGTTTCCATGGGCCATTGGACCATGCTCTTGGTTCTGCACTAATTGCAGCTGCTACTAAAGCCATTGAATTATCCTACTCTCTTGCTGTTACTATACGACAGGGGCCCAGCTTGAAACCTTCTGAAGGTAAGGGGTCCGAGATACGCTGGGCGAATTACTCTCGGACCGACCTTACGAGTTGTTTAGTGTTTTGTTTCATGAGTTACACCGTCCTCATGCTGTAGCAGCTAATAAATAACAAACTAATCTTAACAATCTGTTATCTTTAACTATCGCCCCAGATATCTTTAGGCTTAGGGTTTCGGATACCCTCCCACTCACGGGCTATACCCCCTTCTAAAGACGAGGCTAACAAAAGCTTTGACTTAGGATCTTCGTTAGTGGGGCCTTCAGGTCTAGACATGATTAAATACCTAAGGGCGTCGACAGCGTGGTCCTTGTACTTACGGGGTTGTTCCTTCTCGTTAGCTTTTCCTACCTGTCCTGAGGTCAGCTCAGCCCATTGATACTCAGGGAGCTCGTCTAGTAGGTTAACGCAGGTATCAAACACGAATAGTTTAGGCTTACCAGTCTTAGCGTGTGGCTTAAGATAGCTTTTAACGCGGTCTATGCCGGCGTGGACGTCGTTTCTAGCGGGTATTAGGGGTACCCTACCAGAGAAGTTCTCGACGTAGGCTGCGAAGTCACTAGCGCCTGTCTGGCTCTTTACACCTTTAGTGCTAGGATCGATATAAACGCCTGTAAGCTTCGTCCTACCGTTCAGTCTAGTGAACTCTTTACAGATCTCTTTGATTAATAGCCCGGACTGGTAAAGCTCTTGGTAGATGTATACGTTGTCATCAGGGTCAATAGCCCCCCACACGAAGGCTGCAGGGTTAGTAAAACCGTGATCCGCCCCTACAACCCTAGTCCAGCTGTCTGGGATAGCAAACGGACGGACTACGTGTATCGCCCTGTTCCACTCAGAGAAGATCTGGCCCTCGAATGACTCAAAGGACCCATAAATATCCCTTTTGATGCGTTCTGGGGAGTAACTTGCTAGCATGTTCTCGACGTACCCATCAGGAAGGTGGACATTCTCGGTAGACGGGGCAACGATCATGCTGTATTTACTACGAAATTCTTCTAAAATGTCAACTTTGCTTACAAATTTCCGGTAGACCCAGTTCTTACCCCGTGGATTACCCACCACAATTCCCTTACGTAGTCCTTTAGGGTTACGAAGACGTCCCTGGAGCTTTAAAAACGCTTCCCCTGACACATGACTTGCCTCATCTATAGCAAATCCTGAGAGATTCAAGCTATCGATCTTATCTGGGCTGTCCATCCCTAGGAAGTAAATCGTGGCTACCCCACCAACAGCGCTCTTTAGGTGTATTTCCTGGGGGGCTATCTTTACGGTGTGTACTAGATCCTTAGGACAGATCTCTAAAAACTGCTTCCATACCGTTCTCATGAGCTCCGGATTAAAAGCACGGGCTATCAGATACTCCCCACCGTGTATTACGGCCTGTAAAATCACAGAGGCGATTAGGCTTACGCTCTTACCACTACCGAACCCCCCATAGTAACCAACATATGTAGGTCCGTTAGGATCAAGCACCGCGTTTATGAACTCTTGCTGTTTAGGTAAAGGTGTCCTAGTACCGTCTTTAGGGGATATAGGGAAGAGTTGTGAGAGATCTATCTTGGCCATTGATTTAAAATCCTATTAGACGCACAGAATGGGCTATTACGAGGTTATTTAAGGGTAGGTAGCTACCCTACTACTAGACAAGGGCTATTTTATCTTAACAGAGCCAAATAAACGCTCGGACGGGGTCATGGCGTCAATACGGGCTTGCTTCGCTTTAGCACGAGCCGGAGCTAATTCCTTTTCCCTCTTGCGTCTCCAGGAGAGGATCTGGTCAGAGACTTCTAAGTAATATCCTGGTCGGTCTTTCTTCGCACGTCTTTTACGGGGGGTTGTGTTCATAAATTCATATTCTCTTAACATTCAGAGTTTGTAAAGGGGAAATTAACACTGTTAAAGTTTAGCCTTAAGTTTAACTCTTGGGTGTAAACTAACTTAGTTGATATACTCACAAGGCAGACCCCTGGGGGTAACAAGAACATGCGTAGCTAATCACTGTGCTACACTCTCCCCTAACTATTACAGCGTACTCGTACCGCAGGCCGCGGCTACGGATCTATCACGTATCGGCCGGAACGAGCCGCAGGGGAGAGTTACGCGTTGGCTAGGTTCATTGCTACTCGCTTGTCGCTGACGCTCCAAGCTCGCCTTGTAGATAACTCTTAATAACATCGATAGTACAAACACTACTTAAGTACGTGTATATATTGCGTTGCCCAAACGGGGGTATTTTTAACTATTTCTTAACAATTATAGGTTATGCACAGTTTGCACAACAGAGCGTAGCTAAAATAGGTACTAAAACACACACGATGGTAGGCGGATTGTCACAAATAACTCTATAGATGTGTGACATGGAAATCTCCTCCCTGAGTAAATACGTGTGGTCTTAGGTTCGGGATTTCCACTGAATAACTCAATTATTACACGAGTGTCAAAAATAGTAAAAATTTGGT